GGCTGTTTTTCTGGTATATATAAGTATATATAGTAAATCATATAAGACTTCTTAAGAATATATTAATATTGATATTTATTATTAATATCATAATTAATAAATAAACATTAGAAATCTTAAGATAGCTAAGCAACTTTTTAAAGCATTAAGTGAATCTAAAAATTGATAATTACTTTTTCACTTGATGCGTTCTTTTATTATGCGTTAAAAATAAAATTATTTAGGAGTTTAAATGACAGACCAGTTATTTAACGATGAACAACCCAATAAATCTCAGGCAACCCCTGAACAACAAAATACACCAGTTCCAAATTCTAATGACCTGTTTGCCGACCAGTTAGCAGCAATAAAGAATGAAGATGGTGCGCAGAAATATGATACTCCCGAGAAAGCATTAGAAGCTTTACAACATTCGCAACAATACATACCTGAGTTGAAATCTAAAGTAGATAGTCAAGAACAGGTCATAAATGAGCTAACAGCGAAATTAGAGGCTACAAGAAAAGTGGAAGATATCATAAATCAGCAAACCCCTCCTCAAGGAAATGAGCCGACCAGCCCACAACTTGGACAAGAGGATATCCTGAAGATAGTTACTGATAAGTTAAATGAGCGTACTGTTCAAGAGACACAATCAAGTAACCAATCTCAAGTAAGCAAAGCACTAGCGCAACGTTATGGTGACAGCGCCCAAGCAGAAGTAGTTAAAAAAGCTAAAGAGCTTGGAATGAAACCATCAGAGTTAGGTGCTTTATCCAAAAGTAATCCAGCAATGGTACTCGCATTGTTTGGAGAAAAGGTTGGTAATACTCCTGTTACAACAGGTGGCTACCATATCCCTGCTTCACCAGTTGCACGAGAACCTGTTACACGCCCAGAGAAGAGCGTACTATCAGGCGCAACAGCAGCAGAGCAAGCAGCACATATGAAGGCTATCCGAGAGGAAGTCTACCGCAAACACGGCATTACAGAATAGGAATTTTATAAATGCAAATCACGACTAATACTCGTCCGTTCATTGAAGCGGAACAATATAGTTCATTCATCTTATTGAACTTACATGATGGCTTACTGCCTGATTCATTCTACCGTAACGTGACTGACTTCGGTTCAGGCGATACGTTACACATTAAAACTGTTGGTTCTGTAACTTTACAAGAAGCTTCAGAAGACACTCCATTAACTTACAACCCAATCGAAACTGGTGAAATCACCATGCAGATTACGGATTATGTAGGTGATGCATGGTATGTTACTGATGACTTACGTGAAGACGGCAGCCAAATTGACACACTAATGGCAGAACGTTCTGCTGAGAGTTCACGCTCTATCCAAGAGAACTTTGAAACTCGTTTCTTAGCAACTGCACAAGCAGGTCAGACTAACGCTGATGCTAACGTGATTAATGGTTTCCCTCATCGTATTGCTTCTGCAGTAACTACTTCAGGTAAAGAAAATACTTTTGAGTTGTCACAATTAATCTCAGCACGTATCGCTTTCGATAAAGCTAACGTACCTGGTGAAGGTCGTGTGTTTATCTGTGACCCAGTTGTTGAAGCAACTTTGAACAGCTTAGTTACTATCACTAGCGATGTAACTCCGTTTGGTCAGAAGATTTTAGAACAAGGTTTGGCTCGTGGTCAACGCTTCTTAATGAATCTATACAGCTTCGACATCATCCAATCTAACCGTCTACCTACTGGTACTTTCTCAGATGGCACAACTTCAGTATCAAATGCTGTAGCTAACATCTGTATGTGTGTACTAGATGACCAAACTAAGCCAGTTATGGCAGCTTGGCGACGTATGCCGAAGGCAGAGGGTGAGCGTAATAAAGACCGAGCTCGTGATGAGTTTGTTGTTCGTGCTAAGTGGGGCTTTGGTATCCAACGCCTAGACACTCTAGCTGTTATTATTACATCAGCAGTTAAATACTAGGAGATAGCTAATGGCTAATACTTACGAAAGCGGTTCAGGCTTAAACGTGAACAACCACTACGGTGCTCGTGAAGTTGGTGGTACTGAAGGTGTTGTAGGCACTGAAGGTGTTTCTAACGAGTTTATGGAAGACTTAGATAACTCTCAGTTAGGTTTTGGTTTTCCTGTTACTAACGGTCAAGCATACGTTACAGAAGCGGATGTATCCCTTTTGGGCGGCACTATCACTGCAATCAGCATTGGTGGTGTAAATGTAACCGCAGCCACTCCAGAAGCTCCTGTACAGATTCCAGCTGATAACACTGGTGTCATTGTTTACACAGGCTCTAACGGCACAGGTAAAGCGCTAATTAAATATAAGAAATATTCTTTATAGTTAGTTAGATTAAATTAAGGCTGGCTTCGGCTGGCCTTTTTTGTTGGAGATAATTATGAGTGAACATAAAAATTTGACAGGCAACAGCTTACATGAACCTAAAGGTGCAGATGTAGCTACAGTTGGTCAAGTGTATGTGGCAGATGGTAGTGGCAGTGGTGTTTGGACAAACTCCCTAGCTAACGCTTCTAACATAAAAATAGAAAGGGTGTTGGACGGAGCTAGCACAGCATCCTCACAAGAGCCAACAGCTTTGGATACGGCATTACAACTAGAGTTTGGCCCAGCAGTTAATTCTATATCCGACCCAGCTATGTTATCCTCTGCAGGAGCTTTAACAATAAATGAAGCTGGTACATATAGGTTGAAAATCAGTGCAGCTGTTGGACGAGTAGGTGGCTCTGGCACTAGCGAGGTATACCTAAGAGCTTTAATTGGTGGGACGCAGGTAGGTCAAAGTCTTCACTTTAAACTAAGCAGCTCTAGCGTATACATACCAATTCTAGATGAAGCTTGGTTAACCTTGCCAGCAGGTGTAGTAATCACTTACGAAATACTTAGGGACTCCTCAGGTAATAACTCAGGCGGCCTTTTCCAAGGTATGCCAACCCCAGCAGATTGGAATGATAACCCGAGCGCAGCCATTCGTTTAGAGAGGTGGATAGCCTAATGTTCTTTTAAGGAATTGATATATGAAAATGACACTACTTGAGATAGTACATGACATCTTGTCTGATATGGACGGTGACGAAGTAAATAGTATTGAAGATACATTTGAGGCTACTCAAGTAGCACAGATAGTTAAGTCAACCTACTTTGCCATGATGAGTAATCGTAACTGGCCTCACACAAGACAGACTGTACAGGTATTGCCGTCAGGAGATAGCGCACTACCAACTCACATGAAAGTGCAAGAGTCTATTAAAGAACTCTGCTTTATTAATTATAATAAAGTGAAGTCTGGCGAAACACGTAAGATATACCAAGCTATTAAATACTTGTATCCAGATGACTTCTTACGAGTAACTAACAGGCGTAATAATGACAACAGTGATATTGATGTTATCACAGACCCTACAGGCGTAGAGTTATTAATTAAGAGCAACACAGCTCCCACCTATTACACATCTTTTGATGATGAAGCTTTAGTGTTTGACTCATACGACAGTACAGTAGATACAACACTGCAGCAGTCTAAAGTACAAGCACAGGCATACGTAATTCCTACTTGGAGTCAAGAAGATGACTTCATACCAGACTTACCAGAAGAAGCTTTTACAGCCCTTCTAGAAGAGTCTAAGAGTAGGGCAATGCTTAAGCTTAAGCAGGTGCAAGACATCAAGGCAGAGCAAGAGTCTAGTAGACAGCAACGATGGTTGTCACGTAAGGCACGTAGAGTAGAAGGTGGTGTACGTTACCCTAACTATGGCAGAAGAGGTAACAAGCATGGCAAAGACTCAACTTTCAGTAGAGGGGATTATTAATGGAATATAATGGATATAAGATTGTTGGTGATGGCGTGTTTGGCTACAACCATATTAAACCTGTAGGTAAGGGCAGTGTCCCTGCCTCACTACGTGGTGCATACACCACCAAGACTTTCGCTCAGAAGGCTATAGACGCTTATATAAGCATGAATAAGAAGGGTAAGACTAATGGCAAGGCAGACAATAGCAAGTGAGTTTAACTCCTTCGTTGGGGGTTTAATAACCGAGGCTAGTCCTCTAACATTCCCAGGGAATGCTGCCTTGGATATTACTAACTTCAATATAAATAAAGATGGAACTATCTCACGTAGGTTAGGGATGGATTTTGAAGCAAACCACACAGTTATAGACTCAGGTGTTAGTCCTGATGTAACTGGAGAGGTTGCTATTAATACAACCACATGGGTTAACGCAGGGGGAGACCCAAGAGCTACTCTAGTGGTTGTCCAGACTGGCAATGTTTTAAAATTCTATGACTGTAATGCCAACTCTGTAACGTCAAACTTAATCCACACACACACATTTAGTACAATATATATTAATATTAAACTATCTGCAGCAGTAGTAGATGGAGTGTTAGTGGTTGTAGGGGCTGGCAAACAGCCAAGTTCTTTCTCTTATAAAGATGGTGTTATAACCGAAAACCTCTACTCTTTAAAGATAAGAGATGTGTTTGGTGTAGAGGCCCTCGGGGTAGTATCTGTACCAGGGGAGACAGGGCCATTCGCGCCAGTAGACCTTCGCACCCCAGCTAACATTAACTTAAGACCTGATGCTGCTACAGTACCAGACACTCATATATACAACTTAAGAAACTCCACATACGCATTAAGCCGCATGACTCCAGAGGGGCTTACAATAGAAGACCCTATTAAATCTTTTGCTGTAGAACAAATACAAATAGGTACTGATGAGTTCGATGACCCTATATATGACACACAGGAGAACCAACTGCCATCTAACGCGGATTCAGTTACATCAGCCCTGTTTGCTGATGCTGAACAGTCTGCTGATAGGTTGACTGAGAGGTTCCACCCCAAAGTGTTAAGAAGGTCACCTAGAGGTAACTTTGAAAGCCCTATAGGTTATTTCATAATAGATGCATTAGAGAGGGGTACGAGCAGATTAAATAGTGTTGAAGCTTTAGATTTAACAAGAGCTTCGGAGTCTTCTGAATACCAGTATGAAATAACAACTTTACCTCTCGACAGAACTCCAGGAGGGGCTAGTGCTGTAGGGGAATATGCAGGCCGTGTGTGGTATGCAGGTTTCTCTGGTGAGGTGGTTGAGGGAGATAGTTATTCCCCTAATATGTCCTCTCACATTTTATTTAGTAAGTTGGTTGCTACTGGGGCTGACTTAGGGACATGCCATCAAATAGGCGACCCTACCTCTAAAGAGAGCCCAGACCTGTTAGAAACAGATGGTGGGTTTATTAGATTAGATGAGGCGTTCGGTATTAATAGGTTGATTAATATCGGGAGTGGGTTGGTTGTTGTAGCTGAAAATGGAGTGTGGTTTGTATCAGGTGGTAGCGACTTCGGGTTTACAGCCACAACATACAAGGTTAGTAAAGTTACGAGCCACGGGTGTACTAGCCCTGACTCAGTTGTATTAGTAGATGACTCAGTAATGTACTGGAGTGATGATGGCATTTACCAAGTGAGCTCTAATGAACTTGGTGATTTAAAAGCTACAAACATCACAACAACCACAATACAAAAGTTGTATGATAGCGTTAGTGACTTGAAGAAGACATTCGTACAAGGTCATTTTGATAC